GAATGGCAGGAATCACAAACTCATTGGTTCCATCGTGATACTTCAGGAGGGCAGTATGATCTGTGGTTGATGTATCAAGAGCAATCTGACCAGCAACAGAAAGAGAAGGTGCAGCAGCATTGGGAATCTCAAGAGTGGCTCCACCAAAATCATGAGTTCCAGTATAAGTGTCACCATCTGTCAATGCAACATTTGTTGCCACAATGGAGGAATCAACTGCGTCACCATCGGCATTCCATGAAACCAGATTACCGTTTGTTCCTGCTGTGCCAGTTACCAAAGTTGTGTCGGAACCACTCTTGGAACCTGAAGCAATATCAGCAGTCTCTACATTACTCAAAGAGTTACCTGTTCCGTTTGCGTCAAAGGTCTTGTTAGTAAGGGTATCTGTAGATGATGCAGTGATATAAGAACCAAGGTCACTGATTTGAGATTCAGTAATACTCAATGCTTCTTGGTGTTGTGTAACATTTGTTTCTGCAATTCTAGCATCAGCAAATGTTCCACTTGTAATATCTGAAGCAGCATGAGTATGACCTGTAGCAGCAATACCAGCTTCTGCCAAAGTATTGTTAATCCAAGCAGTTCCAGACCACTTTAGAATTTCACCAGAAGCAATTGATGTGATGGTTACATCTGCAAGGGATGAAAAGTTCTCCGCATCGATGTTAGTGAGGTATCCTTCCAAACTATGATCACCCCAACCAAAAGCATCGTCCCAATCGGAGGAATTATCAGTGATTGTAGAGGTTGCTCCTTCAGAGATTTTAATGAGACCTGAATATGCACTTACATCTGCCTCCAGACCACCCTGTTCGTGAGTTGCAGTGCCACTGATATCAGAGAAAGATGCAGTCACCGCACCTGTTCTACCAAAGACACTTGATACACTCTCTGTATTGTCAACCTTATCCCATGTAGTTCCATTGGAGATAATCCAATCACCAACCTTCCAGTCAGTCTCACCATCAATTGAAGTAGAACCAGCAACAGACACCTTGTAGTAATAACCCTTATTACTACTTGAAGCAGCAGGAATTGTAGGTGAGTTTGTAGAGGCATTCCATGTCCCCTGATAGTTCACTCCACCCACAAATGCAGAAACAGCATATCCAGAATCAACTGCATCACCATCTGCATTCCAAGTGACAACATTACCATCCGTACCAGCAGTTCCGGTGATTAGTGTTGTATCGGAACCACTCTTGGAACCTGAAGCAATATCAGCAGTCTCTACATTTGATAGACTGTTTCCAGTTCCATTGGCATCAAAAGTCTTGTTAGTAAGGGTATCTGTAGATGATGCTGTGATCCAAGTTGCTTGAGTTGCATTAGATGGTAATGAATATCCTGTATCGAAGGCAAGAGCAAGTGTGCCAGATGTCGTAATTGGATTTCCGCTGATAGCAAAACCAGTAGGAACACTCATGTCAACACTTGTGACAGAACCAGAGCCCGCGCCAGCACCAGCAGTCAGGTCGGTTTCTGTTCCAGCATCGTTTTTGAAATAAAGTTTACCATCTGTCTTGGCATAGATTGTACCAAATCCAGTAGAAGGTGTGGATGGAGGAGCAATCTCTGCAACAGTAATATTGTCAGAAAAAGTCTTATTAGTAAGGTTATCTGTAGATGATGTCGTGATATAAGAACCAAGGTCACTGATTTGAGATTCAGTAATACTTAATGCTGCTTGGTGTTGTGTGACATTTGATTGGGCAATACGAGCATCGGCAAAGGTCCCACTTGTAATATCACTTGTAGAATGAGTATGACCTGTAGCAGCAATACCAGCTTCCGCGGCAGTCTGATTAATCCAGTTACCTGAAGCAGAATCATATGCCAGAACCTCATTATCAGCAGGAGTTCCAGAAATCAGAACGTCATGCAGTTCATTCAAATGATAACCATGCTCTGCGCGAGCAAAAAGAGTTAAGTTCGTCTCCGAAGCTACTTTGAGGACAATTGCAATTGGCATTCGACGGTCTGGAGCAGTTGGAATCACTGAGGTAAGTGTGCCAGCAATATTAGCTGAAGCATAAAGAATATCACCAACGCTCCATGACTCTGTGTCTGCATTATCACGAATACCACCAGAGGCATATGTTGTTCCATCGACTCCACGAACCTTACCAAAGGTGGTTACAAATCCAATATCGTTTGTGGAAAGTGTTTCTGTGGCAATACCAAGAAAACGAAGTTCATCAACACCACTACCAGAATTAGCAGAGAATGGAGTTCCCTCAAGATTATCAGAACCACCAGTGACACCAGAAACATAGACTGCCATACCATTGCGAATGGCAGTTGTCGCCTTGATTCTTGCTAATTGTTCTTGACCAATCTGAAGAGTGACATTTGTATCCAGACCAAGATCAAGTGTCAGGTCTTCACTGTTCCATGCAAGCTGACCAACAGCAGCAGTCTCAGCAGCAGTCAGGTCAAATTGAAGGGCATCAAGTGTAGGTGAATCTGTATTTACAAAGGCTGAACCATTCCATCTCAGGATATCATTAGTGGCAGTAGATGTCAGAGTAACATCACTCAGGTCATCAATAGAACCATTGAGACCAGCAAGTGTTGGAGGGGTATAGGTAAAGACACCTGTAGAATTGCTATAGGAGATTGCTCCATCACCAGATGCAGTAGCTTCACTACCAACACTCAGGTCAGTAAGTGTAATATAGCTTCCAAGGTCACTAATCTGGGACTCAGTGATTGAAATGCCACTTAACAGATTTGCATAAGTGATACTCTTACTTGTACCCTGTGCCAGATCAGTAGTATCACTGACATCAGTAATATGAAATAGATCACCAGAGGCTGGTGCCGCACCCAGAGCAGTTACTTGATGAAGATATTTGTTTGCCATTGCTACTATTTATGTTATCGAGTTACATTCTTTGAAACCGTGACCTGTCCTTCGAGAATTCTATAGACATTGGCATCGGAATCGTCAGATGTAACCTCGATATCATAAACATAGCGAGATGCAGTGAGCAAAGCAGTCTGTGCAGCACTCAGAGAAATCTCAAGGACATTAGGCAAGTCAGAGTCAGTGCTTTGACTGATAGCGAAGGTGGCAGCAATAGTATCAGAATTTACTGTCTTACGAATCTGACCAGCATAGGTGTAGCTACTAAGGTCAAAGTCAAGATTGTCCTTCTGAACAGTCACTTCAGCAGTGAATTCTGCTCCTTGATCGATGTGAATGTCTTCGTATGATGCCATTAAGAGAGTTTCCTGAGAGTAATGTAGCCGTTTATGTCTGATCGCGCGAGCAGGCGATCTTGAACAGCGTCAAATTGAAGAACATAATCATGAGCAGCGTTTGAAACTGTGAAGACTCCGCGGAGATTTAATGATAAGTGGACGAACTGGTTATTGAGGACAATTTCCGTTATTACCGAATTGCTGTTGATCAGAACGTCCGCAGCAGTGTCTATATTATAGAGTGCTAAATTGGAGGCTGTGTAAATGTCGTTTGTGCCAACGGGAGATGTTCCATATCCGTATGGTCTTAAAATTAAATTGACATCAAGTTCATATACACCAGTGTCTAAACTAAAATCATTACCAACGGTATCTAATGATAATATACCGTTTATATCAGATTCTATTGTAGTGATCGCTGGTTCGGTATTAACAGCCGCGCCTACAGCAGAACTTGATACAGTCATCAGTGCCATTTGATATGAAGACGACGTGGCATTGTCAACCTCAACCAACTTGTTAATGATCCCATTGGTTTTCTTTCTCCATTCGTTGAAGGTATCTGCTGTAATTACACCACTACCATTAGTATCACCATCATTATCGAATGTGCTAAATTCTGTTGCGTCCGTAATAGCCATATTATTAGAATTGGATGATTAAACGAAGTTCTTCATTCTGTCCGCTTGCGCGTGTAACCTTTTCTCGATTATCAACAAATATCACATCACCATTAAGTTCTTCACCACCAAATCCAGCATCACTATCTAGACCAAATGGACTATACTCATTTGCATTCACTGATGTATAAGTGAACTCTGTGCCACCCTTAATGGATCCCCCTGCTGCTGACGTTGCAGCAAACTCCAAGGAATTGACCTTTGGTGGTACCTGACCATCATTGAAATTCTGGTGATAATATACTCTCGATGCGGTCCCGTCATAGTAGTCAAAGTATGCTACTGGTTGGTTTGCAATAAGTGCAGCATTGGCATCACCAGATCCGCCCTGCCAAATTCTATCACCGGGAGTCAGGACAGGATTAACATCGACACCACCAAAGTAACGAAGACACTGAGCAGCATCTCCATCAGAATATGCAGCACCACCACCTGCACCAGTGAAGACAGCATCTTTGATAAGTGAAATCTGACGATAAGGTAGGTATGTTGTTACTTGCCCGTCAAAGTTGTCCTCCATATCGGCACGAAGACCAACATAGTATGATGGGAGAAGTGAAAGATTATCACCACCAAAACCCTCAAGGGGAGCAATCAGTGGCTTGACAATCGCACCAGAACCAGAACTATCATGGACGGTCACAGAAGCAGAAACAATATCAAGCTTTCTAAGACCATGAAATAGAATATTATCCTCAACAAATTCAACTGCACCTATAGTATTGCCAGTGAGTGTGACAGTGATAATGGGAGAAACATCACTAGCAAAGGTGACGTTTGTTCCATCAGTTTTTCTTGCATTAACCTCAACAACTGGCGCAGTATAACCACTCCCAGCATTCGTAACAGTAAACCCATATAGGAAACCACCAGTTGCTTCAGATGGTGAATCAATATCTGATACTGTGTCAGCCGAGTAATCGTGATTTGTAATCTCAGTCCAATTTGTTGTAAAGAATTCGCTTGTATTATCAAGTGTGGTAACGTATGCGAAGATATAGTCACCATAACCGGGATGAACCAGACCACGATACAAATGATTGTCACTGTCGCTTCCTTCAAATTCACTATCATTAATACCAGTAACAGTATTAGGAGCAGTGAGGTCAGTAATCTCATCAGCAGTAATGGCAGCTACAGCATCAGTTCCAGTGGTATTACGAAGACAGATAAACAACTGTCTGTCGCTATTCGTCACATAACAAGGCTCAAAACCACCGCTTGCCTCAAAGCATGTCAGGTCATTGGGATCATAGACCTTATACGTGTTACCAGCAACAATGAGGTTACGAGGAATGACACGAAATGCCCTCGCTGTATCAACCTTGACTATATTCTGAAGGTTTTGGAGCACCTCAAGTTTTTCAATCTTCGAACCAGTGGGTGTGGGGATGCCGTTAAAACCACCAGCATCTTCATCACTATCCGAATCGTCAACCCATGGGTCTGACTTACCAATTCCAACGAAGTATGATGATGAACCTGATGTGGCATCAGAGACGAGTTGTTGAGCACTCATCTTACGAAATTCTTCTGTAATAATTGCTGACATAAATGCGTTTGCGGTTATTAATCTTTTTCTTATTTATACTAGTTCAAAAGTGACTTCTGTTGGAATATTTAGCATTGGAAATGCGTTGAATGGAGAATATGCTTCCTCTGCTTGGGCAATCGTATAATGAGTGTAGTTTATGATACCACCCGTATCAAGAAATTTCAGGAGATGTTGATAGTCCCTTCTGGCAAAGGAATTCCTACCTTCAGTAGACTGTGAGATGATACTCTTTACCACCAGTGAACCATTCTGGGCAGCAGTCAATACTGCTGCTGTGGGACCAAGCAGAACCCTTATCACTCTCTGAACTTCACTTGCATTCTGGGCAGCAGTCAATATACCGGGAGTCACTGTAAGTTCATACAGGACGGCAATGATGAATTTCAGACCAGCAGGGTGAACAAGCTTCTTGAAATTATTCAGAAAGTTGTCACCAAGAACCACTTCCTCTGGTATGACTTTGTATGTCCAAGGTTCATTTGCATATTCAACAGTTACCGTTGTATTATAGAATATACGAAAGAAAGTATTGACTGCTTCCTTTGTACCCTTGGAACGATAGTAGTTTACGATTCTCTTATAGAGAGTCACCCGATCCATATAGTCTGAATTGGGAACCACCTTGGCAATCTCACCCTGAATTGCATCAAGATAAGTGCTTGATGTCTCATCGATATCATTCTCAATTGTAAAATGATTCAATTCATAAGATGGATATCCTTCACGATTGAGATAGTCATAATACTCCTCCAGAAAGGCAATAAAGCCTGTCGCTGAACGACGAATTGACTGGTTGATTACGTAATCTGGAACAATCTCATTGACCCTAGCCTTTTCCAGATTACGAGGTCTTACTTGTGCTACTGATTCATGCATCTCTTGAATGTGTTACATAGTCGCTGACTCCAGCATTACCACGAAGGGCAATAGTATCAACCTCAGAGGTTACGGTTGTGAGATCAGTGTCCAAGGAAATGATATAGCTTCGCTTGGCAACAATATCATTTGAAGCAGGTCTCACATAAATCTTAATTTCAGTTGTTGAATCAACAGGATACAGGGAAGACCACTCAATAGTCACAACACCTGTTCCATAGTTAATCTTACCAAAATCAGCAGTGGTTGAAGATTCATCAGAAAACATGACGATTCTCTTCTCCACATTATCATCGATATCACTCTGGTCACCCTCTGTCTTCAACTTATAGGTAACGCCACCAGAAACAAATTCACTGGATGAAAGGTTATCATCACGGTCAATCGCAAAGGTGAAATCAAGCGTCACATTAGCTGTATCAGTTGCAAGGCGAGTGAATTTCTGATATGCATTGACTCTTGCTGATGTGCTGATAATTGCAGCATTTGAATTATCAATAGTGGACAGGAAGTTAGAGTAACGGAATACACTGGAGAAATCCTCCAGATTGGCTGAACCAAAAGTATTGATTGTATTCACAACAGCAGTAGAAAGACTTGTTGCAGAAAGTGTGGTTAAATTGGAGTTATACTTCACGAATACATCGAAGTATAGGTAATTGTATGTGGGGTCAACGAAGATGTGATCCAGTGTAAGAACACCTTTATTCTCAAGGGTAGAACGAACTGAATCCTTGACAGTATTTGAAATCACAGAATCATCTTCACCCTTCATGGAGATATAAACTGAACCAAGATTCTGAGGAACATTATCCTCACCACCCCAGACAGAAACATATTTTACTGCATTATTACTCTGTGATTGAATCACTCCCTTATAGTCATCAGCAGTCACTGCTCTATCCTGCGACAAGAAGGTAAGTGGAGCATTGGTTCGGATCTCTTCAATGGTCTCACGAAGGGCACCACCAGAAGAAATTGTTGCTGATGAGACTGAGATGTTAATGGGTGAACCACCAGAGTCAGTAAGTGTGGATGCAAGAGAAAAGGTTGTTGCTCCATTTGAAGCATTACCATCAGTAAGCAGATAAGTCAGTGTGATGCGGTCAGCAGCAGATGGTTTTTTACCCAGAACATTGTCTCCAAATTCAATTTCATAAAATCCATTTGGATTCTCCTTGATAAAATAGACGTTTGATGTGGCAGTGATGTCACTAAGCTCAGTGAAACGTGTATAACTTGTAGCCACTGATCCACCAAGAGCACTAGATGAAACAGTAAGTGTCGATGTATCAACAGTGATATCAGGTATCGTGAACTTCTGTCTTTCTGCTGATGAATCAAAGATATAGTTTACCGTCTTGAGCGAACCCTGTCTTGCTACAACCTGCTTTGTGGCTGCACCACCACTGAATGTGAATGACTCAGTGGTTATATAGGAAAAGCTTTCTCCATCAACAGTGGTACGAAATATAGTACCACTAGGAACAGATGTGAGACTAGCAATATCAGATCCACCCAGAGTGATTGTGGTGGTGGGAGCAGAATAACTTGATGGAATATATCCAAGGGTATTTGCTCTTGCAACGATATTCTTTCTCAACTGTGCGCTACCAAGAAATCCTTCATTGGAGGCAAGGTGAGCCAGAACAGCATTGTAATGGGTGTTGTATGCAAGAACATCGAGGAGTAGGTCAAGACCAGCACCAGTGAAGTCCCAATCCTTGAATGGAGAATCACTCCTTGTGTAATAGGTTCTCAGTGTTGACTTAATTTCATCGAAATCAAGCTCTGTTACGTTTAGCTGCTTCATTATCGTATTCTATCCAGATAAAATGAGAAATTTGTTTCCACTTGTGCCTCGGTCACGTTGAAAGAGATATCTACACTATATGCGTTTCTGTCGATATCATCATAAACCTTGACTGCGACATTACTTACTCTTGGTTCAAAGCGATTGATTACCCTGACAATTTCATCACGAATAGAGATTGCTGTCAGGATACCAACTGGTTCAAAAAGATATGCCGTGATATTACTTCCATACTCAGGGTGAAATGGTCTTTCATGATGAGCAGAAACCACCAGATTCTTTACTGACTGTCGAACCGCATCAATATCCGTAATTGGCTTGATATCCAGCGTACCGGGATGCAAAGCAAAGGTAGTTGAAAGGTCAGCATACAGTTTTCTTACTGCAACCTGATTTGCATTCCTATCTGTTGTATTTTTGTCCGATAAGGCAACGCTCATAATTTCTATTTATACTTCCCGCTACCAAGAACATAATCTGCATACAAGTCCCTTACAGTGACTTCCCAGACAGATGATTCAACCTTATTGTATATGTTCCTCATCTTCTTGACAATCTGTTCTCGAAGTTCTGGAGTCATCTTGACATTATCCTGAGAAGGCTTCAGTAGCTTTCCGCTTGCAATAACATTATCAGTAGTCCATTTCTCAAAGGTAATCACTGCTTCACTCAGACTTTCTGCTGCTTTGGTGCCGCCTTCACGGTAGGCTATTGCATCCTTTTCCATTACACCAGTAATCAATGTAATCATGCGATTCGTAGCATCCCTTGGAATGGTAAACAGAGCACTTGCTTTATGATGTCTTTCCAATTCATCAATAACACTCTGAACAGCAGGAGTTATATTAGGAGTTCTTTTCCAGATAAGGTCATTGATATATGCTTCATATGGTCCGTAATTCTTATGCTTGAAGTCATCAAACTTCCTCTGCTCAGTAAGATGGGCTTCAACCTCTGGAACACCATATCCAATATCAGCAAAGAATTCCCTAACACGATTACCCCATCCATTGAATCCAATCTGAGCATCACCAGCAGTAATATTAAATTGCTCTGCTATATCGCTTGAGTATTCCTCAAGAGCATCAGTAGCATCAGGCTTGGTCGTCTCACCCACAGGTTCAATTGCTTCTGGAGCTTTATCTGGTACCTGTGATGAAGGAAAGACGCTACAAATATTAAGGTTCTCGATATTACCAATGATGTCATCAATATTATCAACAAAGTCACCATATTTTTCCTTGAAAGCTTGAACAGCAGCAAGGTCATCAACATCCAGACCAATAAGATCCTCAACAAATCCAAGAGGATTATTCAATGCCTGTGAAATCTTGTTATTAACTACAGCGACTGCTGAAACAATCTGACCAACTGTTGCTGAATATCCTATCCTAAGACTTCGAAGAGCCTTCTTGACGTTCCTGAGATTCAGAAACTCCAGAGCAAGATTACAATTTACTGGATTGAGGTTGTCTGGAATGGCAGTTGGTGTAATTTCAGCAACATCAACACTCTCAAGCGGGTCTACTGCTGGTACCAAGTCATCGGTATCAACTCCTGTTAGTGGGTCAAGTTCTTCTGGTAATACTGCCATACAATGATGCTTTTTTTATTTTATTATGGTGTTGGGGTAGATGTCAAACCACTACCTGTTTGGACACCACCATGAACATGAGTTTTAAGTGTTATAGTGCCAGCCACCACATCATTACCTGCTGTAACAGTGCTAGAAGTATTAATTGCTCCAGTGGCACTAAGTGATCCTGTAACTTGGGTTGGATATCCACCAAGAACAGTCAGTGGTCCTTCAACCAGATGAGAACCACACAGAACATTACACGAACCAACAGTCTTTATATCATGACCAGTAACGGAACTATCGGAACGAAGACCACCAGAGAACATATCAAGGTCACGAGCAAAGGTATAATCTCCCTCACCAGCAACATCCACTATCTTATCTCCATATATGGTCTTGGTATCCTTTCCTCCTATGTTCATCGCATTATCATTGATGACCTCAGTCATGTTATTGACACCAATCTTTGACTGTCTTGAGCCTCTAATCGTCTCTGTATAGTCTCCGTTTACTTCAAGGTGATAATCTCCCTTGACATAGGTTCTACAGTCACCGTTGATGGTCAGATTACACTCACCCTCAACAAGAACATTATTACCACCCACAACCACACGGTATGAACTACCCTTGATATAAGTAACCTCAGTCCCATCAGACTGAACCTCTGTGTATGTTCCACTTGGATGGAACTGCGAAATTCTCTCACTACCGGGAGTATCATCAAGCTCAATGGTATGCCCAGAGACAGTGCTATGAACCCTGTTCATTGGATAGCTTGGCTTATTTGTCTCTGTTGGGTCAGGGACACTCCATGACTTGAGTTCAAAATCTGATTCCGATTTGGTATTATCAAGAGTGCTTACCTTTGC